AATACACTAGATACCCACTTGATATACCAAGACAAGTCACCTTTTGGTGTAATCTTTTTATATACCCTTGTTGATTTTAAATCTTTAATTTTATCATCTAACTTTCTATATACTTCTTCTTTATTCATTCACAAATACCTCCTTCATAATCAATTTCACTTGTGTTTCATTATACATCACAAAAGGTCGGAGTTTATTGAGTGTGTGTTTAATTTTCGGCCATACAACTTTTTCCGTAATCTCTTTATCCCATACCTTACTAAACGATAGTGTTGTATCAAGAATGATGGCGGTCTGGAGGTGAATTTTTTTTCTGAGTAGTAATCGTAGAATTCTAGGATGTTGTCCGCTAACCACATTAAAGCCATCATTAAAAAGAATAGACCTACTGTCAAGGTCATTACGAATAGCCACACAATCGTTGCGAAAATGGTAGTCAAAGCCATCTTTGTATTTTCTAAACTTGGTAAAATTTTCAGCACCTTCATTGTTTATGACACTCCCAATCCACTTATGACTATCAACAGCAAAATTACTAACAAAATAATCCAAGATATCTCGCTCATTATATCTTTTAGATAGTTTATGAAAAAAATACCTATCTGACCGTTTCGTAAAGCTTTCCAACTTTGCTGTAACCCTACCACCATATTTGAAATAGTCGTAGTCAGAGGTGAAATGATTTTTGACTGCCAAATATGTTTTAAATACATCAAATCCACCATACATCATATTCTTTTTCTTCTAAAATATCTACGCCATAATGCTGACCTTGTCATAGACACCACGGTAAATATTAAAGCAATACCCATACTATCAAAAATACTAGGGTGTAAATCGAATAATGGAAATATTAATAATTGTATAAGAACAGCTAATATAAAACCACTACCTACATCTATTACACTTTCAAATATATCTCTAGTCATTTATTTTGTATTCAAAGTTTTGTGTTTCATCATTTATATGTACCTGTTTAGCACCATTTCTAATATGAAAATGTGTTGCCATTGGTGTAAGTGGTGATAGTGTAACTAATCTACTAAATTTGTTTTCTTTAGACCACTCGCCAAGTTTTTTAATAATCTCTTTACCTGCACCTCTTTTTCTTGACCATACAGTATATGCAACTAAAATATCTCCTCGTTGACCATCTTGATTGGCAGCCTGTGACATGTAATCCATTTCTCTAACAGTAAATGGTACTTCAGGACAAAATGCTACACAAACAATTGCTTCAATTTCATTTTCATATTGTAGACCAAATATTTTTCGACCATGCATGATACGAAAACCAAGAGTTAATTCTGGTCTAACAGGATCCTCTGATACATCAATATCATCAAGTTCAACTAATTCTGTGCCTTTGACCCATTTAAAAAAGTCGTCAATTTTATCTTTATACTTCTTCATCTAATAATTCTTTTGCACTTATTGGAAAATGGTCAAGTAAATGTCTTGCCATTTGTTGAGTTACCATTCTTGTTTCTTCTTGTGAATCAGGTTTATTTCTTAAATTACACACTCTAGCAAAAGCCATAAGTGAACCTGTCCAGTACCACTCTGTCATCATATTTTGTGGTAGTACCATTCTTGCCATTTCAGGAGCAACACCTTTATCCAAGAGATTGTTATATGTTTCTTTTACAAATTGCATTGTAGATGAAATGTCATATTCAATTTCTTTATCACTAGAACCTTGTTTTTTATTTTCAGGTTTACCACGCCATATGAATGGCAGATAAAACTCTGGTTCCGAATCAACATATCTCCTACTGACTTCATTCCACACTAAACCAACCTGGTGTTTTACTAATTGTCTTGCAACAAACACAGGTGCTTTAATTAAAAACTGTAAGGTAGTATGTCCAAATGGCGACCAATGGTCATGGTCTGCAAGATACTTGATTAACTTCTCATCACCTTGGTCAATAACATCTTTTCTTTTTGAAAACGAAACACGAGCTGCATTTACAACTGAAAGGTCACTACCCATTTTGTCAATTAATTGTATATTCATTATAACGGTAACTTTCCTGCCTCTGGCAATTTAAGTAGATTCGCTGTTGTACATTCTACCTGTATTTTTTCTTTTAGTGCTTTAGAAATCAATCGGCCGACTGTTTCCACTTCGATTTTATTTTCTTCACAATACCATAATATGGCATCCATGTAAGTGATAGGTCTCTTTTCTCTGACTACACCCTCTATAATTAAACTAAATTCTTTACTGTTCATGTTGTATAATATATCACTTATTAATTAAAATGTAAAGCGTGGATTGATTCTGTTACGAGGTACAATCCACAAAACCCTAAGCGACTAGGCCGCTAATGCAAAGTTATTATCGTTTGCGTTTAATTAGCATGAAAGGTTGCCACCTATTAATCTCTTACAATTTTCTCAACACCTGTCGATTCCTAATTCAGCCCCATCATAAGCACACTCAGTAAATGTGTTTATGGTGGAGCTGGAGGGATTCGCACCCTCGTCCAGTATGCCTACCATAATTGTCGTCAACGACTAATTCTTATAAGTTAAAACTTTTACCATCAAATTCTGGATTGATAGTGGTGTCAAAACTTTTATATAAAATACATGTTTCAGTACCGTCTGGCTTTCCGATTGTCACCATTTGTTGTGTTGTTTGAGGTTTTACCCACATTGTAACAACAAAGGCAATTGGATTATCTTCTATGCCGTCTAATTTACCGAATGATACTGTAAATGGCACCATACCATCATTAGCTATGTATTCTAACATTGGTTTGGTTTGCCCACATATAATCGTGCGGCTGATGGCCAAAATTCATAGTGGTCATCAGCAGTTGCACTTACCGAAAATAATGCTACAGCAATGGTACTAAACATTCCCATAATAATTCCTGATATGATTTTATTCATTTAAGTCCCCCTTAAAGAGATGGACTAACTTGGTTTATTACCTGTCTTCTCTTCGTAATATTTATAGAAACCTTTGATTGCGGCTTCAAGTTTTTCCATGTAGTCTGCTTTGTTCTTAACGAATGCCTTACATGAACCATCTTCGCCAGCTTGTAGAATTACAATCTGTTCGATTGGTGTACCAAATAACTCTTCATACATAATCGCATAAGCAGTACATTGAATATAGTAGTTCTCGTTCCAAGAATCAACCCGTTCTTTGTTTGCTGTTTTAAAATCAATCACAGATAGTTTACCATTGTATTCTGCAATACAATCGACTTGACCTGCAACGGTCAGTTTTTTACTATACATGATTTGTTCTAATGCATGAATATTATCTACTTGGTCAAGATATGGTTTCAATAGTCGAAACATACCTAATGGCAATACATCACGAATTGATGGTGTTTCACCTTTTAAATATTGTTCTACAAGAGTATGTGTAGCAGAACCTCTACGAGCTGCTCGGTTCATCTCCCATTTAGCTGCTTCTTCGCCAACATTCTTACGCCAAGCGATAAGACCAGGTTTTGGAATAGCACCTAATACAGTAGTAATACTTGGAAAGTGTTTATCTTCGACAGCATAAAACCTAAAACCATCAATATTCTTACCTTTGGTTGTAGGGAATTTACTCTCGTCTAGTTGTACAAAGTTTTTAGTCATTTCAGTTCCTTTTTCATTTCTATGTGTTCATTATATACTATGTGTGTTATATTGGCAAGCCTTATTTACACAAATCTTCATATTTTGTACTATGTAATCTATGTTTAGATAAATCACCATGTTCAGTTATTTTGAATATATTAAAAAACCACTTTAACATTTAAATACCTTTCTTAGCATACATGTCGTTTATTCTATCTCTTTCCGACTTAAACGGTTCTGCCTCTCAGCTAATCATTGAGATGGCCAATTCAGTAGTTTCATCTACTCGTCTAGTCCAACCTCTACCAAATGTTGCAAATGTAGATAACTTTTCATAGTAATCTTGTCTTGCACCTTGATAGTTTTCAATACTCTTTTCAAGGCCATGTTCTTCAACATATTCGCCTAGTTTTTTTAATGTATTAGGTCCAATGCCACCGTCTGCAACTGTACCAATCATTGTTTGTAGATACTTGGCTGCTCTGCCTGGTCCGGCATTAACGCCAAAATCAAAAACGCAAAGGTCTAAACCGTTTGGTAACTGGTCGCCTTTCATTTTATCCCAATATCCTTTTTTGTAAATTGGTGCCACATCTTCGACTAATAAGTCTTTCATATCTTTTTTGCCACCATGTTCAAGGTATACTCTCTTAGTAACACCTAAGTTAGTTTCACCACCTGGGTCTTTTGGATGATTTACATAACCACCCTCATGGTGTAAAATAGTTTCTAAGCACTTATCATAATTTGCTTGCATTGTTAGTTTCCTTTTGTTAACTTTAGTAGTTTCTCTACCTGTGCCTTAATGATTGGTCCTCTGTTAGGCCAATGTATGTAAGGTTCATCTGACTTCATAAGATTATAAAGAAACGGAAGTATTAACTTCTCAATGTCTTTAAACCTTGCTGTAACATCAGCACTCTCTAGTGTTTTTGTTACGGTTTCTTTTTCTGCCACAATCTGCATAATCTCATTCATCATTGACTTAATATCGCCAACATCTGATTTAACTTTTGCAATCTCTAAATTTGAATTCTCAACTAGTTTAGGGTCAACAGACGGTTCTGCCTTTGGTGTAGATGAAACAGGCACCATACCCCAATCATCTGTAGTATCAAAACCACGCATAAAATCTGGTATATCTTTACTTGACATATCTTTTCCTCTGTTCAGCCTGTCGTTTCTGGTGTTTCTTTACAACAGCCTGTGTTTTAATTTCTTTAGCAGTTCGTTTACCGTGTTGTTGAGCAAACTCAGACGCTGGATGAGCTTCTGCAATTCTACTTTGCATTTCTTTCCAACCATTATCATTCTTCATAGCACCAACACCTACGACACCACTAGATATATTTATCTGAGTTAACAATTGTCTGATATGTTTATTCTTCTTTAGATAAGCTTCTTTTTCAGAAATCATCATCATGTCGTCCCAAACTTTACCAGTTTTTGTATTTTCAAAGGTGTATGTTGGCATGTTTAACCTTTAAAGGGGTCTTTGATTACAAAATATTTGTTAAGCATTTCTAATTGGTCATCATACTCAGCAATTATTTTTAGTTCTTTTTCTGCTTCGGTAAGAACATCACCATGTTCACCAATACCAACTGCATTTTGTAGAATTACCTCTACATTAAGTTTATGTTTTTCAATGTGACCTACTGCATGTGCTTTTAAGGCCTCAATCATTTTTTCACGCATTTATTAACTCCTATATCTCTGCCGTGTTTTGGTAGTATTTAACACCCTCAATATACCATTGTGGCACTACTGCTGGTGATTTCCATGTTGCAAATCTTTGCTTTTCTATGCAATAGTATTTACGATATGATTCAACTGCGTCACCAGGTATCTTACAATGTTCAGGCATAGCTGGTTTCGGGTCAGTTGCAATTTTATTATATTTAGCGTTCTTAGGTGGATGTTGTAATATATCACCTAGTTTATCAATAGTCAAATGATTTTTTGTATGATTATATCTCTTCTTGTATTCTTCGTTAAGAGCAATCATATGTTTGTATAACCACATGTAATTGTATGCCGACTCAAACAACCATATTGTACTTGGATGTTTTACCCAACCTGCTTTGTATAACAAAGGTTCTAAGTTGGTATTAGGATGTCGCCATCTTTTAATCTTACGACCATTTTTGGTCTTATCATAATATTCTACACCGTCTAACACTCTATGACAGGTTGATAATAGTTGTGCTGATTCTAAAATCATTTTGACAATGTGTTTGTCACACATTTGTTCAGCAGCTCTAACTGGATGTTTATCTACATAAAATACATTCATAATCTATTCGTTCTCCCTCACTTTTAATAACAAGTATAACACACAAACAGTAAATGGCAAGCCTATAAAAAACAAACCTAACATTAATTAATTGCTTTCCTAAAATAGTCTTCACGGTTATACATTTTACATAATTTAGAGAACACACCGTACCAGTAATTCTTAGCCCAATCTGTTCTAGCGTCCTTACATGCCGTTTCGGCATTTTTGATTCGCCTATCTTTTAATTTCTCACTAATCATAACTACATTATATACCATTTTACTCTCTTTGGCAACCACCTGTTTAAGATAAATCCATTATTTGGTTAAGTTTTATACGAATTTCATCTGGATTTAGACCTAATTTCTTCATTTTATCATAGTCTTTTGACTTCAATTCACCTGTGCCTATTTTTTTAAGAATATCTTTATAAACTTTTTCTCTATCTCTGACTCTTTTCGCTCTAACTTTTGCGTTAGTAGCTTCTTTTTGGTAATCTTTTTGGACTTTGGCTTCGTCTTCTTCTTTGGCAACTTTTCTACTCCTTAGTGATATGTTAGCAGCTATTAATAATAAAACTGCCAATGGGTCGAATACAAATATTAATACTATTATTACCCACCTAACTGCCTTATCAAAATGGTCTTTTGCTTCATCACCATATATCAACTCTGCAATATATTTGATAGGTCCTACTTCGGCCTCTATCTTATCTTGTTCTAATTGTAATGCACCTTTTTTGTCTGATAGTTCAGCAATCTTATCACTCGCACCATTAATGGCAAGCGTCAATGCGTCCCTTTCAGGTTTTTGTTTCTCTCTTTCTTTTAATCCTCTTGTGACATATTCCATGTCAACATATTTTTCAAGTGTCTTATCTAGTAATGTAAGAGTTTTATTTGCTCTAAAAATAATTAAATTCTGTTGTTTGATTTGATTGTCAATCAATTCTATTTTGATATTATTACTAGATGTAGGTTGTACTTGGTCTAGGTGTGCCTTTGATAAAAAACCAAAGATACCCATAGATGTGATAAAAATTAAAACTACAACAGCAAATGTAAGATATAGTTTAATTGTTTTTGGTACAAGTTTATTGCGCCAGTTATTATACAACCATGAGGCGGCGACAAGTTTGCCGACCTCTAATGCACTACCCATAGCAATGATAGGTACTACTGCACCTGCAAATAAAGTTGCTAAACCCATGATAGAATAACCAGCGGCTATTACAGATATGGATATAGCACTTAAAAAAGTTATTAGTATTGTTAACATATAAGTCCTAATCTAATTTTGGTATATCGTATTCTGTTCTCAACTTCTTAATAATACTTTTTAATTTAGGAAAGTATTTCTCATCAGCTGCATAAGCACCAAGTGTTTCAACATATTGTAAAGAATCTTCTATACCGTTATCTCTTAATTCTCTGTACTTATCGTAAGCACCACCATTATTTAGTATATTCATATAATGTTGTACACTATCACATTCATGCATATAGACCCTTACACCCCATTTTTTAGGTTTATTACTAGGTAACATATGTGGTTCTCTTAAATCATATGTACGAATACCAAATAAGTTTTTACCCTCTAATGAAAATCTACTATTGCCCCAACCACTCTCTAAAGCAGCCTGAGCCAGTAACACCTCATAGATTACAGGTGTCACATCTGTTGTTGTATTGTAAATATAGTTTACACATGCACCTACACTATCAATAAAAGTTTGATTGTTTGCTCTCTCAAAATCTGGTAATGTGTAAGTGTTGATTGCTTCTAAAGTTTCAACAATCTCCTCGACTTCTAATTCTAAGACATTAGCTTGTGCTTCGTCTTTCTCTGCTGATACTGTGTACCATATACCACCAAAAAACATGATGACCACTACGGCCATCAATGTTTGAAGAATTGTTTTGATTTTTGCAACCATGTTAGGCTCGCTTGATTATGATATAATCGTAACTTGATATTGATTCTGGTTCATTTTCACCATACTCTGACCAAGTGCCTATTTCAATGTTTTTGTTTTTCTTTTGAAAGAATTGTAAATCAGTTCTATCAATATATTTCGACATGTTTTTAAATATCTTTTCAGATTGTTTTTCTGTAAAGTTATTTGCAACATCTGTTGACCAATTACCTGTGTAATAAGTCATTTTGTTTTCATCACTACTAATGAAGTGGTCTAGTTTTTTAGGTACGCCACTAATAACTGATTTTAAATAGTGGTCTAGTTCTTTTGATTTTGTTTGTTGTGCCATAATATAGTTTTCCTTTTCTCATTTATTATAAATCTGCAATTTTGAATTTCTTGATTACATTTTTAGTTGGTATAACTGTTGTGTTACCACCATCTGCCAAGTCACCATTCTCTTCATAATTGTAGTCACTCATCAACACATGCACCTTTTTATCTGATTTGACCAACCAACCGGTTGATACACAAATAGCAGGTTTCATGTTTTGAATTTCTTTCATTGTTTTCCAACCAGCGTCTGATTGAATATCCTCCCAATACACCAAATAGAAATCATATGTAAATGGTATTTCAGGTACATCATCTCTGAATTTTCGTGATTGTTTTTTAGCCACTTATTTCCTTTTTGTACATCTCGTCTGCTTTCATCTGTAACTCTTTAGCAATACTTTCAAGTATAACAGGTAAGTTTTTTTCTAAAACATCTGTCATCTCTAAAGAAAATTTATACGCCAATTTGGCCATCTCTGCCTCTAATACTGACATATCTACACCATTACCAGAAATATTTTCTTTGATAACATGTGCAACAACAGCCGTATTATACTCGTCTGCTTGTACTGATTTAGAAATTGCGTTCAAACCAAACCACAAAACTAAACAAATAAAGATTATTTTTTTCATAATATATCCTTTCTCATTATTTATGGATACATTATACACTAAAACGGACATAGAGTCAAGCACTTTTTTACTATATTTGGCGCTTTTTTTAGTCTTTTTGTGCTTTTTTTGATAGCTGCGACAGTATTGTCACTACTCCGGTCGTACAAACTTGTCATTCCAACCAAATGCCTCTTTGACAACTGATTCGGTAAGACCTTTATACATCTTATTCAATGATTTGTTCTTCATGCCTAACAAGACTTGTGCCTCGTCTGTGTGAAGACCCTCTAACATTTGAATAAACATTTTTTCTTTTTGTACTTTGTTAGTAGCATTATCAGCGCCTTTTACGAAATGCCATAGTCTTTTAGCTTCATTTCTTAATAGACCATGTTCAGTTCCTATCGGAGCTTCATTTGCCATGAATGGTGGGTCACCTACTGGTAAATCCCATGCAATATTAGGGTCAAAAGCACCTTTCAAGACTTGTTTAAGAGGTGCTGTTGCATGTTCTCTTAATACTTGAATTTTTTTAGGTTTATCTTTTGCGTTATTAACTTTTTTTAGAATTTCAGACATTAGTTCTACTGTCTGACCCATACCAGATGTTCCTTGATTTGTTTTCATAGAAGCTGGGTTCATTAAATGTGGGTGTCTTGCTTGTTCGGCCATAATTTCTCCTTCAGTTTAAATATATATTCGACAGTATTATTTATCCTTAAAATTTCTGTCTTCGTACCATTTATAAAAATCTGGATCCGTGAATAATTCTGCAATTTCATTAGGTGGTACTTGTTCCGTTTTTATGCATGTTTCTAAACTCTCGTACTCGTATGTATCAACTTTACGAGTCATTGGTTTATCTTTAAAATTCTCTGCCAATGTTCTTACCATTCTCTGGTTTTTGGTTAATTCCATAGGAAAAAGGCAGGCGCATGGAGCGCCTACCCTTAATTTTGATAGATTATGCGTTAGCGTAACCTTGTGAACCAAACAAAGCAGTTTGACCAGCTGCGATTACAGCTTTTGATGGTGTTCCTACTCTGTAAGATACGCCAGCAGATGTTCTATTTTCATAAATCATCATACCTTCGTTTCTTAATTTACCAACCATATTAGCTGGTGATTTAAGGTCAAATGTGTTTCTTAGAGATTTCCAAGTTACAGTATTGCCTTTAGCAAAAAGATTTCTTACCTTTTCAGTTTTTGATAGTTTAGCTCTTGCCATGTTATTTGTCTCCTTTGACATATTAAATAAAAATTTAAACATAAGTGTTTAAACTCCTTTCTGTGTTTGAGTTTAATGTACTCCTACAATTGCCAGGCAAAGCGTACTTTAGTAGTTTGACTAGCGAATTCTTATTTGTCATTATCTGGTTCAAAGTCTGGTGTGAAATGTATATCTGCCATATCAGATAAATCTCTAACTTCGTCCTCTATATCTCTTGACAATGGTTTATGTGGTTTATGTTTGACATCTAGGATTTTACTATAATCTAATCTTGCTGATTTGTTTTTACCCTTTGTGTTCAAAGTTACCATTGTATCTGCTAATTTTTGTGCTGGATGTGGTCTATTAAAATCACGGTAAACCAATCCTCTAATTGTATCAATTACAAGTGCCAAGTCAGCCGTAAATG